CATCTGTGCCAAGGGTAATATCTAACTTACCACCAAGGCCTGAACTCGTCCCAATCCCCAAGCTCTCAGCACTCGCATCCCAGAAGAACTTTGGCGTGGTGCCTGTGTCCTCGTAGAAGCTGATGTCGCCGTTGCCAGCAATCTTCATCTTACGCAAAAGGGAGTTATTATTCAGAGTGTAAAAATCTAAGCCGTGATAACCCGCCGAGTTCCATGTACTCTGAAGTCGCCCAACCTCGACACTGGAGCTGCCAGAGGTTGCTATTGATTCAAAAGATAAAGAGCCTCCATAACCCCAGTTTGCATTATTTCGGATTGTTAGTCCTTCAGTGTAATTAGCTTGGCTAAGAACTATTGTATTGTTGACGCCATTTACAGTCAGCCCATCGCTGGTGATAGTCCCAGTGATGTCTACACCTGTGCTGGTGGTGGAGAGTTTTACATCTCCATAATTTCGTAAGTTAATTGAGCCTGTGCTTCCATCTACTTGTAAATAAGTAGCACTGCCACCAGAGCCATCGTCTGATTTAAGGTGAATGTCTTTATCGTCAGCAGTAGTCTCAATGTAAATATTGCCTAAATTGCTTGTGATAAAGTTATGACTTCCATTATGGTAAATCTGTAGGTCAGACCCAGCGCCGAAGATGGCTTTGTCGTTGTCGCCGAAGGTTACGTCAGCGCCAGATAACCCAAGATCACCCGTCATGGTATCGCCAGTGATTCTTACGAACCCTGAACCACTATCAAAGGCTTCCTTTAGCTCACCGAGGGTAATAGCCTTAGTCTCATCCGCTGAAATATCGACAACAACGAACTCATCAGCGTCAACAAGGTTAGCGCCTGTGATATTCGTTAGTTCGGTAATCTTCTTATCGGCCATTAGTATATATCCTTATCATATCACAGCTTCGACAGCTTCAAACGAGATGCCGTAGGTTGACGCATTATTGATTGACCATGAGGTCACATTGTTAGCAAGTCTGAAGACACCCTTTGGTGCATTAAAGATAACTGTCTCACTCGTGTAATCAGAACGTAAAGCTGGCCATATCTCTAGTGTGCCATCTCCGTCTTGATCTAGCAGTACCTGATGGAGTTTAGCAGAAGCTCCTGACCCAAGTTGAATGTAGTCACCCGCTAGTAATGTACCAGTCATAACGACAGAAGCTGTGTCATTACCAGCATTACCCGTAAGTGTGCATGAGCTAACTGTACCCTGTGGTGTAGCATAGTCAGGATCACCTAAGAGGAATGTACCTACTGGCCCCTTAAGACCAACCAATAGTGCCTTCCACTGTGCAGCCTTATCACGATGTACCGAGGGAATATTGACAGAGGCTTCCCACTTTTGTCCACCGTGGGAAATGATCTGTTGCTTATAGGTAAAGGGAGACTGAGAGGTAGCTACAGCATTAACAGCCCTAAGCTCAATGCTCTCAATCCCGATAGACGTTGGTGTAGCTAATGGATAGCTCAGTGCCATATTATTGTTCCTTTAACCAAAGACGGCTTTAGTTGTTCCGCCTCTACGACGATCATCAAGTAGAGATTTCTTAGTCATGTTAGCTATCTGAGGTGCAGCCTGAGCAATGATCTTCTTAACGCTGTCGTCACCATTAGCTTGGAAGTTAAACGATTGGTTGATGACCACGTTCTGACCTGCGCCACTTGAGTTAGCCTTAGTATGATCTATGACAGTTTCCCGTGGGTGCATCATCATCATAAAGCCACCCTTACCGTCTAAGCCACCTGAGCGTGGGCCATTGCCTGTGTAACCACCTCCGTCTGCACTTCCATAAGACTCAAGTTCTCCGCCTATAGTCTTCATAACAGGGTTACTAGAGCCTGACATCATTCCACCAAAGGCATTTATCATCTGCTGGACGACAAGAACCTTGTAGAGGTGTCTAACAATATCCGCAGCCATATCACGGAAGGCATCTTTGACTGACTTAGTTCCATCAACCATAGACATTAAGCTATTTTCCATAGCTGAACCTATGGTGTTCGCAAGGTCTATACGCTCTTGTTCCACACGGGCTAACTCTAAGTTCTTGTTAATCTGTTCCTCAAGTCCAGCGACGATATTAGGATTGTCTTTTACGAAGGTAACACCAAGGGTTTGCATGACCCTTTGTCTAGCTTCAGTCTTACCAAGGAGTGCGTCCTCTAGGTCAAGTTGCGCCCTTAGCTTCTCTAGGTCTGATTTCTTCTCTTTCTTGGCTCTAGGGGCTTTAACCCCCATAGCAACAATAGTATCGTGCGGTACACCAGCGGCAAGAAGTTCTTCATAGGACATACCTATTTTGCCCTCTGGGGTCAATGACTGACCCATTACTTCCGCCTCACCCTGAAACCTCTGCTTGAACAAGAAGGAGGTAGCTTCAAATGCGTTTGAGTATGCTTGTGCCGCCTTCTTTGCATCCTCTTCGATTTTAGCTAGTGTAGCATCAGACATAGCAACAGCTTGATCGAAGAGGTCTGCTTCACCCTTAAACCTTTGGTCTATGGCCCTTTCTTCAGAAGCTATCCTTTTATCAATAAGAGCCTGAGTTTCTTTATTTATAGCAACCTCTTGCCCGAAAAGTTCTGCTTCGGCCTGATACTTGTTGTCTATTCTTCTTCGTTCTCTTTCGGCTATAGCCTTACTACGCTGTTCGTTTTCATTAGAGACACGAACTTGCATGCCAAAAACATCTGCCTCAGATTTAAATCTTTGGTCTATTCTCCGTGCTTCTGCGTCAAATGCCTTTTGTCTAGCCTTGTTTACTCTCTCAACTTCTGCTTGATCTATACCAGCCTGAGCTTTCGTTATGTCAAACAAGACTTGCTGGAGATTTGCAATTTCTTTTCGCTTTTCGACATCAAAATCACGAGTTTTGACCTGTTCCCTCAGAAACTCACTAAGTTCTTTGGCTGGCCCAACTCGACCCTCCAAGTCCTCAGCATCTTGAATAGCCATTACTAGACTGAGGTATTTTTGCGCCTCCGCCGCCATTTCGCCAAAGTTTAAACCAGAGTCTTCAAGCTCAAGAAAATCAGATGCCTTTTTAATTTGTTTAGGCCCAAAGATTTCAGATTCTTTAAAGTTTAATCCAAACTTACCTAGAAAACCAGAAGTATCACTTGGGTCTCTGACTGAAATTGTTTGCTTTGTAATGGCCCCCAGACCACCAAATTCCCCTATCTTCTCTTTTAAAGATATGTTGTTAATTTCTCTGATGGCCTCAAGGATACTCTTGGCGTTTCCCGCCAGTACCCCAAACTCCTTAGATAATGAACCTTCGTTTGCTATGCGATTTGAAATACTTTCATAATCACTTAGGCCATCAGATAACTCTTCCATCTGTTCAGCAAAAGACTTAGACTTCCAAGAAGCCCCTAATAGTGCTGTACCGAGTCCACCTAACGCAGCAATACCAAGACCTATAGCAGCCCCCCAAGGGCCAGCAAAAAAGCCAGCTAGTTGAGAACCCTGCTGAGAAAATGCGATCAGTGGGTTAGTCCCCGCCTGAATCTGTACGATAAAATCCTGTAGCTGATAACCAGCTTGTTGCATTGCAACTTCTTTTTGTCGCATTGCCTTACCAGAGCCGTAGACAGACTTTTCAAACTTGCGGAAGTCTGAGGCGCTCCCCTTTGCTGCACCTCGTAGACTTCGCATGTTCTTATTTAGACGTTCCATCTCAGAGTTGTACTTCTTCTCTGAAATTAGGCCGGACTTCATTGCACGTTCAACGTCACGGACTTCAGACTCTAAGTTGTCCATAAGTCTAACAGCACGATCAACGGGTGCTGTTTCTACGTCCATTACAATCTTAATATCAGCCATTTGCCACCCTTAAGTATTCTAGGTCTATTCTCTTGATGGCCTCAATCTCCCAAGGCTCAATAGATGTTTCTGTAAGCTCTTTCCATGCCTTAATTTGCTCAAAGGTGATAGGCGCTGGGCCACTAAAGCCTGATCCTCTGCTAGAGCTTAAAGCAATAAAGGCAGACCAAACGTGGGATATTAGCATGGGGAAGGGTGTCGGGGGTTCCAATGCTTCTACTCTACGTCCAGTCTGCCTTTCTACTTGTTCAAGATGTTCTCGTTCTGTAGTGCCATTCTGATCTGGCCTATTGAGTTTAAACTGGTGTTCAGCCCACTCAACTAGCTCACAGATCAGACCTTCGTAAAATCCAGAGAGTCAGTTACTACCTCCTCAAGCTGGTTCTTAATCCAGAAGACTTCTTCGTATAGGTCTTTGGCTTTAGCAACGGTGAGCTTGGGTTTCTCTCCGCCGTATGTAATGTCCCAAGCCTTAGTCGTCTTAGCTAGAACCTCCAGCGTAGCTTCCTCAATATCTGAGTAGTCAACATCTTGAGACTTACTCTTTTGAGCTTTCTTAAGCCGCTTGCTGATTTGTTCGTGCTGTGCTTTCTTATACTCTTTAGAATGGGGCGCAAGAATAGTAATTGTCATATTCGTGCCATCGTCATTCTTTAGTACATCACCTGTTGCTGGATGTTTAATCTCAACAACAATATCATCTAAATTCGGTGTCAGGTCTTTTAAGTCCATGTCGGTTTCCTTCGGGGGGTTAATGTCGGGTTGATTAATGTGGAGACCCCCGACCCGACTCAGGAGCCTCCACTACCTAGCTAGGTATTCTAAGTAGCGTAAGCTACGATTACTTGGTTATGCAGGACGTGTGATCTTAAGGTTAGTACCTTCTGTGCTATCGTAGAGGGCTACGAAAGACATAGTGATCATACGGCTGGTTGGGCCATCAACACCAACATCAGCAGAGTTAATCTTAATCCGTGGGAATAAGAAAGTATAAGCATTACCGCCTGTAGGATCATCTACAGAAACCTCAAGCTCAGTTTCAGTCTCATTCAAGAAACGGTTGATTAATGAGGCATCCTCAAAGTAAGCTGTCAGTGTACCTTCGACTTCTGCACGACCATACTCAAGGGAAGGTGCGCTGTCGTCGCCAATAACAAAGGTAGCTGCATAAGAGTTATTGAGGGTAAAGTCTAGGCCAGTTACGATAGCTACAGCAGAAGAACCGCCCACGTTACCGATAGCAAGATCACCTGAGTAGGCATCAAAAGGTGCAGCGCCAGAGGCAGCATCCTGTGTCTTCTCAGTGGCACTCATGGTCATGTCTTTACCAACCATGCCGAAGGTTGTAAGAACCATCTGGTTAGGAGCAAGTGAGATACCCATAGTGGAAACTGTAAGACCCGTAAACAAACGAGCTTGGTCGATGTCAGCAGCATAATCTTCGATCGAGAAGAACTTTGGTGTAACTCCAACTTTAAGCACATTGGTTGCCCAAGTGTTAAGCATAGCTGATTCAAGGAAGCTGTCGTAATCCCCATCACGGAGGTCAACAACAATGTCGCCACCTACTTGACGGTTACCCTGACGGTCAACACGAGTCATACGGTCAGCTTGAATGTCATTGCCAGCAACACGATCTTTAGTAAGGTTCAAAGAGTGTGTGGTGAACGGAAGGTTAGTGAAGTTGCCAGCGGGTGTCGTACCAAACGTAGATTCTACGATAAACGACAGGCTGGAGCGTGAACCCTGTGCAAAGGCCATATTGATTTCTCCTGTGGGAAGTTATTTATAAATGTACCAGCCGATGTTGATCGGAACAAAGTACCAAGGACTGTCTATCATACCTTGCTGACGTTCAGCGTAATCAATAGACACTATGATTGTTTCTGCATCGCCATTCGTGAACGAGATGTCAGTGGTTGCTGCGAAGGCGTCTATCACTTTGTTAGCGTAGTCGTCTGCGGTAGCTGGGCCTTGACCTTCGGGGGCGAAGACTGTTACAGAGAATACACCTTGGTATCTCAACTGTGGGTTTAAGCCCCTTACAGCGGGTCTAGTGACTGTCGGGAGGTATTGCACCTTAAGGAAGCTAGTACCTGTTGTAGGCTCAAAGGCTACGTTCTCGTAAGCTATAGATGGGAGACCTGATGTTGCAGCTAAGTGGCTCTCTAGTGCAGCCCGAATATCATTTTGAATACTAGCCATAGATATTCCTTATCTTTGCAAAAACTTTATACCCAGCAGTCCGTCTCCATTTTGTACCCTCTTCTACATCGTATGCGTGAGGTGAGCCATTCCTGAGTTGAACGCTTGCGGTATTCTTTAGGTCAATTTTGTTGATGTCCGTGAGGAGGTTCTGAAAGCCCTCTTGCATCTTCTGTTGTGGGTTCTGTTTCTTCGGCTTATTGTCAGAAGATTTACCCCTTGGGCGACCAGCCCCAGTAGTAAACGAGAAGGATGTTACATACGCACCAGTATCAACAGGGGAGAAGCTAACGGCACTCTGAGCTATGGAAATCAACTCTTCTTTGACTGCATCCTCAACAATGTCTTCTAGGTATTCCATCTTCTTATAAAACGAAGCGTTAACTTTGACAAACTGATTTTGTGCCTTCATGTCCCTATTCCTCTACGTCACAGATGTAACCTATAGCAGTACCAGCGGAAAATAACGACATAACAGAGATGATCTTAACTGCATCACCACTGCCAATAATAAGGTCATCAAAGTCAGGGATGGCAGCTAAGTCTAAGGCTGAGATGATACACTTGCGACTACCTCTAACAACCTCATCGTTACCACCTATGACACCTACGTTATAATTGTAGAGGTATCCTTGAACGCTATAGTCAGTAGTGACAGAACTGTCTACTGTACCTGTAGCGGGGTTATACGTTCCTGCTGTAGTAACCTTGCGTAGAGTAAGGGTTTCCCCAAAGTCTCTAACTAGGTTTAGCAAGTCAAAGGAGCGGAATGACATATCTTACTCCTTATTCGTATTCAGGTGTTTGATAGCTTGGTGGGTTCTTAAAACGATCTCTACGGAAAGAGCCTTCGATACGGTTAGTATTGGCTCGTACAGCTTTTATACCACTCTTAGTGATACCACCAGCTAGGACACCCACCGAAGCACCTGCGGTCTTACCTTGGTACTCTAGGTCATCTGCTAGTGCTTTATACTGTCTGGCTAAGTCGGAGTAGTCAGCACTCAAAGCACCACTTAGTTGTGTCGTTACTTGTCGGGAGTATTTAGCGGAGATAACACGAGCAGTCCAAGCACCAGAGTAGTAGACGTTATTGCCATTCTCAGATAGGGCAAATGTGA